TAGGGTCGGCATCGGTCGGTGAACCAACGCCCAGTTGTTTTTCCAATTCGAGCCAGTGCCGGTCCTCAAACCGGTCCAGTCCAGCTGCTGCCGCAGCGACGCGGGCGTAGACGTAACAGTCCAGCGCCTCGTTGCGCTCGCGCATCTTTTGCCACTCGCGCACCGGGAAGCCGTTGCGGTCGCGGCGGGTGATCAGTTGCTCGGCGCAAAGCTGCTGAATGAACTCAGCATCCATCTTTGGCAGGTGGACGAACCCAGCCGGAAACACCGGGGTCAGACCGTCCTCACCCACATCCGCGCTCTTGCGCAGGTTGTTGTAGAACTCCAACTTGGCGATGCCGACCGCCACCGTGAACACCTTGATGCCACGACGCAGCTTCTTGCCGCCCTGCGAGACATCGATGGCCGTCGGCGTGCCGATCAGGGCAGCACCGCGTGGCACGCCCTTGACCGCCATCACGCGCGGATCGTGGCAGGCGCGCACAAAGGCGTAGGCCTCCTGCGTAGCAAAGCCGGTGTCCAGCGCGAAGCGCGCCAGAGGCATCTGTGCGCCGCAAGCGTGCGTCCAGTTCTCGGCCAGCATCGCGGCCAGCGCCTTCCACACCGCGTCCCGTGCGGTATCGCCCATCAGCACGCGGTGCTCGACGAGCCAGCTCTCCTTGCCACGCCCGAAGGCCCATATAGAGGCCTCGATGCGATCCTTCTGCACGTCCGCTCCACCAACCAGCAGCAGACCGCCCAGCGGCACGCCGCCGATGCGGTACTCCTCGCGTCGCTCGACCAGCCGTTGCCAGTCGGGCGCTTCGCCTTCCTCGACCCAGGTCTCGCCCAGTTCGGTGTTCTTGAAGGTCTTGATCGCGGCAGCCGATCCCGATTCCTTGTTGACGGCGGCTTCCCACGCGGCGGCGATGTCGCGCCATGAGCGCCAGCCCACCGGGCTGTACAGCGACGACAGGTGAAAGCCAGCCGTCTTGCCCTGCGCCATCGAGCGCCATTCGCCACGCTCAAGCATCCATGTCTTGTGATGTTCGGAAATCGCGGTGTCGCAGGCTTCGCAGATGTAGGCGACGGTTTCCGGTTGTCCCTTGTCCCAGCGCAGTTGCTCGAAGCGCAACCATTGCGGGTGGTTGCAGTGCGGGCACGGCACGAAGTAGCGGCGCTGGTCGCTGGCTTCGTACTCGCGCTCAATAGCCGAGGCTCCAGAAATCGTCGGCGTCGAAACGATGAAGATCTTGCGCCGGGCAAAGGTGCGTGTGCGCGCCTCGGCCAGCGAGATCGCATCGCCTTCGCCCTCGACATCCAGGGGATAACCATCCACCTCGTCCAGAAACAGGTAGCGCACCGGCATCGAGCGCAGACCCACCGCGCTGTTCGCTCCGGTCATCACCAGCACACCACCCCGGAACTCTTTCGCCAGAATCGTGTTGCCCGAATCCCGGCTGCGCGCGGGCGCGATCAGTTCCGCCAGTGCCGACGACTCCTCGATCAACGGGTCGATCCGCTGCTTGGAGTTGCGCTTGGCCATCTCCACCGTCGGCCAGACCGCCATCATCGGGCCCGGTGCGTGGTGGATGACGTAGCCGATCCAGTTCGAGCCCATCTCGGTCGCACCGAGCTGCGCTGCTTTCATGAAAACCACCCGCTCGACCGGCGAGGTCGGCGACAGGCAATCCATGATGTCCTTCAGGTACGGTGTGCGGCTGGTGCGCCAGCGCCCCGGCTCGGCAGACGCCTTGCTGGAGAGCATCCGGTGACGATCTGACCATTCCGATACCGTCAGCAACGGGTCGGGAGTGATCCCGTCGCGCCACGCCCGTTCAATCTCCTGAGCACCCTCGTAGTCCATCGTCATCAATCCCGAATCAGTCGACTCTGGGGCGCAGCTCACCCAGCTCGATCAGGTGCTCGCGCACGGCAGCCTCCAGGGCTACGTGCATCTGGTGCGCATCGACACCGAGCGCGGACGCCATCTGGCCGGAGACCCGCGCAGGCCAGTTCAACCACGCATCGCGCTCGATGCGCGCGAGCTTGAAAACGTGGGCTACCGCCTGCGCCCGATCCACCAGTTCCTTCTTGCGGTGCGCCAGCTCCAGGTTGTTGAGCTTGGCCTTGAGCACCTCGTTGACCGTGCGCGCCTGCAAGAGCGATGTGCCGCCCGTCGACATCGGCGTGGAGCCAGCTTCGGGCACCTCGCGCTCGGGGAGCACGCGCGCCTTCGCAGTACTGGCCTTCTCCTGCGCTGGGGCCCTACGGGGCTGAAGTGTGTTTTGTGCCCACTGGGCGTCCGCCACATCCGGATCAATCGTGCCGTCAGGCAGTGCGGTGATCCGCCCGGTGTCGATGGCCTTCTTCACGGCCACGTGCGACACGCCACGGTGGCGCGCGTAGGCGCGAATCGAGAGTCCCATCGTCACCTTCTTCAATCATCTGTTCGTCATTCCTACGGATTGAGCTTGGCTTCCATCGGGAACAGCGCGTTCATCACGTCACGCCAACCACACCCCGAAAGGAAACGCCATGAGCCAGATCGACACCATCCTCACCCTGATCGCCCAGAAGCATCTGGGCATCGACACCCTGCAAACCCGCCACGCCGACAGTCTGGACTTCCACGACACGGCGGTGTGGTGCATCCGGGACGCGCTGGAAGCGGCCTTCAAGGCGGGCGTCGAGGTCGGCGCGTCGAGCCAGAAAGCTACGCAAGCGGAGATCGCCAAGGACTGATCGGAAACCCACTCAACCAAGCGAAAAGCGCTTGGCTTCAATTCCGAACAGCGTGTTCATCACATCGTCATTTACCACCCCCGAAGGAGCAGCCCATGACCACCACCAACCTGACCCCGGCCCAGCACGCCATCCTGGCCAAGGCCATCAACACCAGCGGCGGTAAGATCAACTGGTTCCCCGACAACATCAAAGGCAGCGCGCGCAAAAAGGTGCTCGACGGCCTGTGCAACCGCTCCCTGATCACGACCGATGGCGAGGGCTGGTGCGTCGCCCCTGAGGGCTATGACGCCTTGGGCATGAAACGCCCCCACATCGATGCCAAGCACACCTCGAAATTCGAGGCCAAACTCGACGCGATCATTGCCAACGCCGAAGCGGCGCAGGACGACCCCGCAGACGCGGACGCAGAGCTCGAAGCCGCCGTCGCCCAAGCCGAGGCATCCTTCAAATCGCCCGTCAAAGCGCCTCGTACCCACGAAAACGAGCGCAGCGATGTTTCGCGAGGCGAAGCCGAGAGGGCGCGCAGCACCCGGCACAACAGCAAGCAAGCCAAAGTGATCCGGATGCTGCAGCGCCCCGAGGGCGCAACCATCGGCCAGATCTGCGCCGCTACTGGCTGGCAGGCGCACACGGTGCGCGGCACCTTCGCCGGAGCCTTCAAGAAAAAGCTGGGCCTGACCATCGTCTCGGACAAGCCGCAGGGCTGCGAGCGGGTCTACCGCATCGCCTGATCAGAAAGATCGAGAAAGAGGCCAAGCGGCGCTTGGCTTCTCAATCGAACAGCGCGTTACTACGGGTGTCGCAACGATCAACCCGAAGGAGCCATCACCATGACCAGCACGAACATGCCCAGCACCCAAAACGAGACTTGGGGTTTTTGGGGCACGATGAACGAACACGCCGCATCGGCCTGGCCAATCGCCATGACCGCGATCGCCCAGGCCACCGACCAGAGCTTGGAGTCGGTGCGGATTTTTCTGGACAGCCGCCACGGACGACACTTTGCCGACGACGTGCAGAACGGTCTTTACGAGGGCAAGGCCCTGGCCGACGCGATCCACGCCACCACCGAGCGCTGGATGGGCTGGACCACCGGCCGCCTGACCAGCAAGCAATACGGCATCCCCAAAGGCATGCCCTACCTGACGGGCTTTGTGATTCACTGCACGATCGTTGACGAAGTCCTGGCCGACTGACGCACCCGCAGGGCTTCGAAACTCCGGCGCAGCGCGTAGCTTCGCGCGATCGACACGACCGTGAAGATCAGGCCGATCAACAGGTTCTCGGTAACAGTCACGGCCAAACCAAATAACGGGAATACCGCCATTTGCGTGACCACCGCTATCCCATACCCCACCAGCACATTGGCGAGCGACTCCACCAAAGACATTAAGCGCGACTGTTTCATGCGTTGGCCTGCGCTGCATCTGCTGGGGTCGCCATGCCTGCCGCTGCCGCCAGGTCGTTGAATTTGACCGCATCGGTTTCCCGGTAAGCCTCCTGCCCACTCCAGTCCTGCCAACGGCGCACGATCACGTCAACGTACTTGGGGTCGAGTTCGATCAGCCAGCCGATGCGGCCGGACTTTTCTGCGGCGATGAGGGTGGTGCCGGAACCGCCGAAAGGATCGAGCACGATGTCACCCGGTCGGCTGGAGTTGCGGATGGCCCGCTCGACCAGCTCCACCGGCTTCATGGTCGGGTGCAGATCGTTCTTCTGCGGCTTCTTAATGGCCCAGACATCGCCCTGATCGCGATCACCGCACCAGTGGCGTCGCGCTCCTTCGGGCCATCCGTACAGGATCGGCTCGTACTGGCGTTGGTAATCGGCACGGCCAAGCGTGAAGGTGTTCTTGGCCCAGATGATGAACGTCGACCACTTGCCACCGGCAGCGCGGAAGGCGGCCTGCAGCACATCCAGTTCGCTCGACGACATCGCCACGTAGATCCCGCCCC